GGACACTTACTTAGCAAGGAGTGGTGGTCGAGTCTTGAATCCGAATGCGGAGATGTTGTTTCAAGGGCCTGTAATTAGAGACTTCTCATTCAGTTTTCTAATGATTGCAAGAAGTCAAAAAGAGGGTGATGAAATTAGAAGAATTATTCGTTTTCTAAAACTAGGTATGGCGCCAAAATTTAGAAATACAACTTATCTGAAAAATCCAGATATATTTACATTACAATATAAAAGTGGAGGAGGACAAAATGACGTTCTAGACACTGTGAACAGATTCAATCCAGGCGGTCTTGCATTAACAACAATGGCGGTTGATTATGCTCCAAATGGTTACTGGTCTGCATATAAGGATTCGCAACCAGTTGCATTAAAAATGGATTTGAGTTTCACTGAACTTAGACCAATATACGAACAAGACCAACTTGAAACTCCATCAAATAGTGTAGGTTACTAATATGACATATTCAGGCTCACCAAATAGTTATTTTAAACAACTTCCAAATCTTGATTATCCATCATTAGCAAATGATAGAAACTCTGCCTATGATTATCAGATTGTTAAAAACATATTTAAGAGAGCAGTATTGCGTGATGATGTTTTTGACGAAGTTACAGCATTTACAAAGTATTCCGTGCTGGGTAACGAAAGACCAGACCAAGTTGCAGCTAAATTTTACAACGACCCTGCACTTGATTGGGTTATTTTGACAACTAATAATATTGTTCACTTGAGAGATGAGTGGCCAATGGGAAGTCAAGATTTTTTGACTTATTTAAATGCAAAATATACAGCACAAGAGTTAACTAATATTCATCATTACGAAACTAAGATACTAAGAACTTCAAAAGGTAAATTAATTCAAAGAGGTGGTATAACAGTTCCAGAAGGACACTCTGTTACGTTTCTTGATAATGGTGTTATCAGAACAGAATCTCAAATTACATCATTTACTTTTCTAGAACATGAAACTCAGGTAAATGATGATAAAAGAAATATTAATGTTTTAAGACAAGAATATCTAAGTGTCTTCTTAGATAACTTTGCAGAGATTATGGAATATAAACCATCAAAACAATTTGTAAGAGAGAACCTCAAGAAAACAGAGAATCCAAGATTAATTTCGCCATAAAAAAGAGGTCACTTTGAGCGACCTCTGGCGTAAAAAATGGCCCGAAATTTTTTTCGGGGTATTTCCTAATTTTCAGCTAATTTTGCAAAATAGCTAAGTGCATCTTCTTCATCCTCATCTGTATTAACAGAGGATGGAGTTGTGTCAACAACAGCACGACCTTCACTCAAGTCCTCTAAGTTATTATCTTCATCAATAACTTCGGGGTCTTGTCTTTTTGGTGCAACAGTGAGACCAAGAACATAATCAAGTCTCTTCTTGAGGTCTTCATATGACTTGAACTGGTCTGGAGCAACAAGTTCTGCAAGAGAATATTCTTGTTTCCAAACTGTCTCCATTGCATCGTCATCATCTAGAAGTGGAGCAGGAGCAGCAAACTCAGATGAGTCATAATTCCAATACCCAGCGACCTTTTTAATTTTGATTTTGAAGTTTGCACCAGCCCAAAAATCAAATGGGTTGATTGCTTGTTCGTCTTCAAACTCAGGTTGCATTGCAGCAGTTATCTTATCAAAGATTTTCTTTCCATATCTAAACAAGAATACTTTACCTTCATTCGCTGGGTTTGAAGGGTCTTTTACAACATAAACGTTACTGTAATAAGATAACTTACGTTTCTGTTTTCTTGCGACTTCCTTATCGGAATCAACACCTGAGTTCCAGAGTTGTGAATTATGCTCTGATACTGGGTCTTTCTGACCGAGTGTTGTTAATGAGTTCTCAATATACCAACCACCAGATGCTTGGAAAGCATGAGTGTAAAGTTTTGCCCAAGGCAAATCTTCTCCGTCTGGTGCAGGGAGAAATCTGATTACTGCGTAACCGTTACCTGCTTTATCTACTTCTGGTTTCCATAAACGGTCATCTACACCGTTTGCACCTTTGTTCATTTTTTCCACCTGACTAACAAGTTTTGCAGTCAGAGAACCAAGTGAGGATTGTTTTTTAAGATTAGAAAAAGACATTAGATTTTATTAGATTAATTTTTACTTTGTGTTAGAGAGACCATCTGCCCGACTCATAAAGTTGCATCTTAGGTCAAAAAAGAGGGAGGTTGGATTCCTGTGTACCAACAAGAGAAGGGCATTTCTACAGTTTAGAATTACTCCTCTGCCTGAGACCCGATTGGTCATCGGTTCTGCCCCTGCGGACAGCAGCACCACCTGTGTCTCATCACCTTAACCAGCTATATGCCAGTAAGTTTATTCAGTCACTCCCAACGTAAGCGTCCTTACATTTTTAATATAACACACTACTATTTAGTTGTCAAGCGTTTCTCTTAATTTACGAATTGAACCCTTTAAATTATCAAACATCTGTTCTACAGTTGCACCTCTAGGCATACCCATCTGTCTTAATGACTCTCTCATATTCTCTGCAACCAACATCGCATCTTCGTCCTTCGACAACTTACATCTAAAGTACATGAGTTTCTGTTTCTCTAATAACTCTTCAATCAAGTCAAGTTGTTCCAACTCATCCTCCTCATATCCAGTTACAGAGGCAAAAGCTGTATCAATAATACTACTTGTGATTAAGTCTTGAAGTTCTTTGATGTCCTCAAGACTGGCTTGAACCATCTCTGAATCAAAAAACTCACTACTAGAATCAAACTTCATTTGACAACAATCTCCTTGAGTGTTTGTTTGTACTTTTTAAGGTTAATATTATTTAACAAAAAAGGCTTGTATTTGTCAAGTTTCATACTGACGGTTTTCCATACAAAATCATCCAACTTGGCATCAAAGTCTTTTTTGTATCCAAGCATACCATCCAGTATCACTAATGTTTCTGTTGTAATATTTTTCTTTAAATGTTCTTTGATAATAATTGGATGTTTACCGTTTTTACACTCAAACAAAGAGTTAAAATCTCTGTCACTGCAAATCTGCATCATCTCTTGTTTAAAAAGATAATTTAAACTCTGTATCTTCTTTTTCCAATCGTTATATTTGTCTTCGCCTGTTTCTATAATCTCTCCTATCCACATTCTTTGTGGGTCATCACACTGAGAGAATATAGCAGTAAAGTAATCTACAATATCTTCGTCTTTCTTTTGACGAGACATCTTTTCAAAAAAATATTTATCTTTTCTTTTATTAAATGATGTGGTAGTTGCGTTTGTCTTTCCACCATACTTAAAATAATCAAAGTTATCCTTCGTAAAATGATTCTTGAATGCTAGATAAGTTCTGTAGCAATCAAAACCAGTCATAAGGGCAGTTTTGCTCTTGAGGTACGTTTGAGATAGTTGAGTTCTGTTGCTTCCCATTTCAACTTCTCCTTGAGTGGTTTTGAAATGAGTTTCGGCACGGATTCAACGTCAATGGCATTTTGTTCACAATAATGTACGATAGCATCAATATAACCTAGATTGTCATTCTTGACAATAGCCTCTATGTCCTGTGCAAACTGTGCTGAACAGAGAAACTTTTCTTTAAGAGCTTTGTTGATGTCACCCATTAACCACCATTCGGTTTTCGATAAAGTTTTTGACATATTTAACCAATAATTTAATGTAATCACCTTTGTTTCTTTTATCATAAACCTTAACCTCACCGTTTGGTGTGACCATGATTGTGATAAGTTTTTGGATAGGAATTCCAGTCAGTTCATAATACATACAGGCATATGCAACCTCTTGAACAAAGTATTGTTCGATCCATTCTTCTGGTTTAATCTTCTTCGAGGTCTTAAAATCAATAACAGCGAGTTCACCATCGTATTCAGCGATGCAATCAACTCTTCCTGCCAGACCAAGGTATTCAGAATAAAGTGTGCGTTCTATTGCGTGTATCTTCCCTATCTTATCCAGACTAGATTTAGCACTGTGAAACATAAACTGAGTCAGTGGTTGGTAATCATTCCAATCTAACTCTTTGTTCTCAAGATAGGCTTGTGCAGCTTCATGAAAGTCCGTACCACGTCGAGTTGCCTCTTTTGTAACACGGTCTGCTTCTTCATTCCCGACTCTCTTTCTCCATTCACGAAACACCTCTCGATTATAGAAACTTGTAACAGAGGTGATAGAAGGAACCCACTCATTGCTGGGTAACTTATATAGGCGAAGTCCGTCGGTCTCTTTTTTCTCTAACTCTAAATCACCTAAATGATTCTCAACAATAAACATTAAAATCCCATAGCCATTTTACGAACAAGATATTCTCTCACAAGACCAGAACGCACGATGTCATTGATACCAAACTCGATCATTGCAAAGTCTTCAGGCATTTGTTCGATAATCTTCATGAAGTCAAGAATACCATTCTTCTCATTAGTTTTTTGTAAGTCTGTTTGACTTGCATCACCGCAAAAAATAATTTTAGCATCCTCTCCTACTCTTGTTATTATACTATCTAATTCATGAAAATTCAAGTTCTGTGATTCATCAACTAACACAATTGCTTGGTCGATTGTTGTTCCACGAATGAATGATGTACTCCAGAATTTAATTGTATCCTGTTGTTTTAAATTACCATATAACATTTCAAAGTCTGCATCAGTAGGCATCTGAAACATATACTTTACCATGTTTTTGTATGGTATCTGATACAAGAAAGATTTATCTTCATGATCACCAGGCAAGAACCCAATCTCTCTTGTGGATACGAGAGACCTTACAATATAAAGTTGATTGTAAGGTGTGTGTTGGTCGAGGATATCTTTCAATGCAAGATATAATGCAACGAAAGTTTTACCTGTTCCAGCAGCACCATAGGCAAAGATATTTTTACCCTCTTTGTAATTTTCAAAGAGTGTCTTTTGATTATCTGTAATAGGCTCAATCTTGTTTAGAAGATCGGCATTGATAGGTCTTTTTCTTTTCATCTGTTTAGCCGTCATTCCTACGCCGATAGGAGAATCTTTTTTTCTTGCCATTACTTGTTAATCTTTTTAACTCTTGAGCCAGGAGATTTAGATGCCTTATATAAAACATCATTCCAACTAGGATTCTTTGTGATTAGTTTGTCTCTCCATTCACCAACCTCTCCGAGGCCAGCAACTCCAGCATTCCAATCTTTGTCCCAGTCTGGATTATCATCTCTCCAGTTAGAATACTCAACCATAGTCATTGATAATTCTTTTTTCTCGCCAGTTTCTTTATGAATAACAGGGTATGTTGGCATAAGTTTTAACGTTTTGTAATATTATTTAGATTAACTCTTAGAAAAGGCCTTCTCGGCATATGACCTGAGATAATCTTGGAAACCTTGTTCGATTCCACCTACATTGTCATGTTCATCGCACCATATGGTGGCGAACTCATAGACAGCTCTTGTGTGTTCTTCTAAGTGGTGTGTAAGGCATCGAAAACAAGCTGCTCTTAGTAACAACTTCTCTTCTGAGTAACGGGGGTCATCACTGTTACCCGTCATCATCCTCAAAGACTTCATCATAGTCTGTAATGTGGTTGACAATTTCTTCATAATTTAGAGAGGGAATGTATGCCTCTGTATCAGAGTATATTTCTGATTCTAACGCATTTACAACATTTTTCAAGTCCTTGATCATGACTTTTAACTTTTCTTTATCCATTAGAGTGGCCTCCCATGTTTATCGACAAGTCCGAATTTCTTGACTTGAGATATATTTGACTTTTCTTTCTTCTTTATCTTCTTATATTGTTTCATGATTTTGTCAACTTCGTCTTTGAAGACTTTGACTTTGAGTTTCTTTGCTTCTTCTGAAGTGACAAAACCCAATCCCTGATCACTTTCTTTTCTTTGTTTCTCTTCCAAAAATTCGTTGATTCCAAGTTGAATCTCTCCCTCAATAATGTCATTAATTTGATTGCGAAGTTCGTCACTCATGAGTTTCTCCTGACTCTCTTCTTTGGTTTGTTTGGTGCTGGAATGCCCCATGTCTTTGGACTTGCAATTCCAGGCCCATATTCAATACTCACGATAGAACCAGCTCCAAATTTATCGTAGTACATATCAAAAATATTGACCTTGGCATGACATCTAACAAGATCATTACGAACTGCATTATCAACCTTATATGTCACGATGTAAGCATCAGAAGGTAAAGTCTTATCTTTGAGTTCCTCACTGTTGCAGTTCTCTTTGATAAGACTTGTTGAGTATCTACTACTCAAATCTTCTTTTTCTTTTGGTGTCCAATAAGCTTCCGCCATCACCTCATCTCTGGTTTTTGTTTTTGCCATACTAACTTCGATTACCCCATTGTATATCAGGGAATGCCTCTTCAACTATGGCACGAGTCAACTTATATTTCTTTTTTAGATTTTTGTCTTTCACCAAACAAATAATTTCTGCTTCATCTGGATGAAGACCCTCTAAGAGTTGCATAAAAAGTTGTTCTCTTTTCATAGGTCGAAGAACATCATTCCCACCTTTAACAAAATTATACAACTTTTTCCACTCATATGCAAGGTGCAAATGTTCGGTTCCAGCTGGTGCATCATTCTTTTTGAATGGAACATCGCCATCTGGAAGCATCGACTTTACAGATTCATCAAAATTCCAAATCAAAACAGATTTAAGATGCAGAGATTCATACTGTTTAAGAGTTTGAATCTTTTTTGCTTTTGTCTTTTGTTTTGATACTAATCCCAATACCTCACTTAAAAGAGGATTTCTTGGTAATCTAGCTTCCCCTAATGTGGGATGTGTTGTAGTCATAATTCTTCGTCAATTTCACTGTCAAAATTTAAGTTTTCAAATCTAAAGGCAAT